TGTAAGATGGTGCTAGGCGGGACCAGCAAGAGCATGAAGACCTGGACACTGTTGCAGTTGGCGATATGTGTGGCGTCTGGCACAAAGTTTTGGGAGATGCCCACTCGCAAGACGCGGGTGCTGTTTATTAATTTCGAGATCCAGCAGTACTCATTCCGCGAGCGAATCAGATCCGTGTGCCGGGCACTAGGAATTCAGATACCTAACGACCAGTTGTTTGTTTGGAATCTGCGAGGACACTCGGCGGACCTGAGTGCGTTGCGGCCCAAGATCATTGACCAGCTAAGGATCGGAGAGTTCGGACTGATCTGCTTCGACCCGATCTACAAGCTGTACGGAGAGAGAGATGAGAACAGTGCCGGAGAGATGGCAACGCTGATGAACGAGGTGGACAGCATTGCGGTGGAGACAAACGCTAGCGTCGTGTTCGGGCATCACTTCAGCAAGGGACACGGCAACAGGGCCGGGTTTGATAAGATGTCAGGCAGTACAGTATTCGCCCGGGACCCGGACAGCATCTTCGTCATGCATCCTCACAAGGAAGAGAACGTGCTGATCGTAGAGCCAACGATGAGAGACTTTTCTCCGATCGATCCGTTCTGTGTGCAGTGGGAATTCCCGCTGATGAAACGCACAGCAGAATTTAATCCGGACGACGCGCGCCCAACCGAAGGATCGAAGAAGGCATACGAGGATGAGGAAGTGATGGCATGCGTTGACAAGGAGAAAGGATCTTCATTCAAGGATGTGTGGGAGAAGGCAGATCCTGCGATGGGAATTCCGCGGGGAACACTCTCGAGATATCTCACGCGCCTGGTGAAGTCCGGTAAGTTGCTAAAAGATAAAACGCAGTTTGGCGAGGTTTACCGCGTTCCGACTCAAGGTTTTTAGAAAAAGTATTTCATTCAATATCAACAACTTACGCATTGTATTGAAAATACTTGTAGACATAACCCAGGAGATGGGTTAATTTCTAACCATGAGCAACACATTAACACAAACCGAAGCAACCCCGGTCAAAGCGGGTCGCAAAATCCGATGGAACCAGGTTCGCCAAGACTTCAAGGTGACGCATTGTGCCACACTTGATGACGTGATAATTGAAATCTACACGACCAAGCATTCGTTTTGTGCGACAATCACGAAAAGCAATGGCGCCCAGGATTGGCATGAGTACTGCAGGCACGAATGGTCATTCAGCGGCCTCAAGCAATATTTGATTGAAAATAAGTCGCATCCAGTAGCACAATATAAATAACCCCCAACCAAGAAAGACCAACCAACATGCACGAAAGTAAATTAATCGAAAAGATCAAACGAGACCACCGGGTAGATTCAATCAGCGACGAGCGCGACTATCGCGGTTCGGATCTGAACGATCCTCAGGTCAAGGAGTACATCAAGCGCACTGGCGACAACGGTGACGGATTCTGGATCTACCTCAAGCCAGGCTGGGTAGATAATGCCGGGACCGGGGCCCACCAGGTCCATGAGTCGAGCGTCCAGGAGGCTTACACATTTCTCCAGGGCGTTAGCAAGTGCAAGTGCAGTGAATGCAAATCATAACCAAGAAAGACCAACCAACATGATCAATAAAGATACACTCAACATAATTCGTAACCAGATTGACCCGCTCCTGGCAGAGCTCAACAAGGTCAACAAGCAGTTCAATCTCAAGCTCGGCAACTGCACCTACAACGCGGACACTGCCACGTTTAAGATGGAGGTCCGGTCGGTTGAGGAAGGCGGAGAGATTGTGACCAAAGACCTGGCAGACTTGCGGTCAATTGTTCGCCATGGATTCGACGGACTGAAGGAGGAGCACTTGACCAAGGAGTTTAAGACCTCCAAGGGCACTGCTCGCCTGTGCGGGTACAGGGGCCGGGCGAATAAGTCGTTCGTCTTCGAGGTGCTCGACGGAGTTAACAAGGGCAAGAAGTTTGTGACGGACACAAAGGGCATCCAGTTCTACCTGGGCATCGAGGCGCCCTCGATCCTAAAGGCGACCGAGTGGAAGAAGGAGGTTGTATGTCAGAGCTAATCCTACTCAGTCCTTGCTTAATATTATGCACCGTGTTTATGTGGAAAATGTACTGGAGGAAACCATGAACAACTACGACGATAATGAGGAAGGCGCACTCACGTTCCAGCAGATTGTCCCGGGCAAGTATTACCGATACAACCGGGACTACGGAATCTGCGAAATAATGGAGAGCGCAAGCAACAAGCCAAAGGTCCTGCGCTACCTCAACCGGGACGGAGGACTGCTCGGAGGCAATGGAGACCTATTCGAGGTCGATATGACGGACAGGCTCCTGGCAGTACTGAAGGAGCGCCGGGACAGGCAGATTGCATTCATCGACGAGATGAGGACCTGGTGAGTTTACGCGCAGATAGTTCAGTAGTAGAACTTCCCCTATTCCAAGGGGAGAACGGAGGTGCAATTCCTACCTCTGCGCTCCAACTTAAATTCCGGGCCATAGGGTCAAAGACGATGAATGAAGTAGTCGTCGCAAACCACTACGCGCACCGGGCCGTGCCTTGCAACTGGTCGTTCGGATGCTTCCACGGCAATGAACTGCTAGGCGTGATCTCGTTCGGAAAGCCAGCATCGCCTCATCTATGCAGGGGCATATGCGGGGCAGAGAACGCGTCCAGGGTCTACGAGTTGAACAGACTGTGGCTCGACGATCGGTGCCCCAAAAACTCTGAGAGCAGATTTATATCATGGAGCATCCGGGAGTTAACGAAGTTGCGGCCCTACCTAATTCTGGTTAGCTATGCAGATACCGGGGCCGGGCACAATGGAATGATCTACTCGGCAACGAACTGGATCTATACCGGACTATCCGACAAGAGATCTTCCGGGGACAAGGTAGTAGGCAACAAGCACAGCAGGCACTCGCGGACCATGGAGGAAGCGGTGATCGTTCCGCGAACCAGGAAGCATAGGTTTGTCTACTTCTGCAATCAGAAGGACAAGCCTTTGCTGAAATGGGAGATACAAAACTGGAAAGAGTGGAAAGAATGGAGGGAAGAATGATTAAATCAATTGAATGTCCTAAATGTAGATGTGAGGTCCCGGTGGCGTTATTCGCGTCCAGGATCGGCAAGGTGAGGTCGGAGGCTAAGGCCAAGGCATCGATCGCTAATGGTAAGAAGGGTGGGGCGCCTAAAGGGAACAGGAATTGGGCCGGGAAAGAGCTTCCGGTGGCATCGTTTCGAACCATCAAACTTGACTGAAACATAGCCCGAAAGGGCTAGAAACAGCTATTTCGCCCTACTCTGTTAAACCCGGGTTCTACTCTGTTTCACCATTTCGTTCCCCTTATATATACAGAATGGTGAAACAGACCCCTGTTAGAGCGGGGGACTAAAGTCCCCCCGCTTCGCTTCGCTAGCGGTACCGCTCCAACCGCGGGGTCTTTTCAGTTTTACTATATGCCTTTTCTGTATTGTATTAAGAAAATTAAACTGAAACGGAAAGACTTGCGCGTCGGCCTGGATGCAATACGTTGACGCAAGCCAGTTCTTATGGGGTGGGTTGGGGAATTGGTTGCGACCCGGGAGGGGTGAAAGTGGTTCCCGGGCGCGGGGTTTTCTAACTACCGGGAGGGTTGCATGTGGCAGACGAAGCTAAAATTAAATCGATCATCGCTGAGAACGTTAAGCTCAAGTCAGCATGCTCATCGTTCTGGAAGTTGCTTACCAATTGCAACAGGAAGTGCAGTGACGAAGTTGGGGAGACATTAGTTAATGAATGCATCTGGAAACTCCAGCGACTTGCCAACTACTACGAGTCCAAAGGATCTAGTCTCTGATCCAATCCCGGCCATAGTGCCGAGGCAAAAGAAGCGCAGGATGAAGCTGCGCGTACCCGAGAAGAAGATTGAGAAGGTAGACGAGAAGCGCCTGGACAAAGAGCGCAGACTCATGAATGAAGTTCCGAACTACATCCCGGACGTTGTCATCGGCGTAAAAGGATTCCCGAAAATTACCGACGAGCATCTCGTGATTGTCGAGACCGCACTCAGCAAAGGATTCCCATATGCGATGATTGCGGACCTATTAGGTATCGCAAAGTCCACGCTATCAAGATATCTAACCGCCAACCCCAACATCGTGGAACGCTTAAAAAAAGCAGAGTCGCTCCACATCACGCGCGCGTTGGAAGTCATTGACAGGGCGGCAGAAAAGGGGACTTGGCAAGCGGCTGCATGGCGCATCGAGCGCAGGGCCCAGGAGCATTTCGGGCAACAGTCCCGGGTCCAGGTTGGAGGAGCAGTAGCGAACGTGCATTTTACCGCGGCCGACGCGGCGCTCCTGGTCAACGCGAACAAGATTAAGTATGCAGGGAAGTCGCAATCGAAGACCGTTTCCGAGCCGAATTCAGTACAAGACTCATTGTGCGACAAATGAAACGACCAATATTAGAATTATATTACATGGGGTTTAGGAGTCAATAAAATTGTGGAGACGACGCCCCAAACAATCGTGCCCCCCCACGACACCCCCCCCGGGGGGCCCCCACCACGCGCGCGCGCGCGCGCGACCCCCCCCAGTAATTCGGCGAGAAATAACAAGGGGTCATCGAAACCCGGTCCGGCATC